CTATCGCATAAGTTCAAAAATAGAGCCGCCAACGACGGCAAAAGTCCCGAAAGGACAGGAGAATAATATCGTGGAAGATAAAAATAAAAAACAAGAAGTTTCAGAGGCTGTCGAAGCCATCCGAGACGGTGTCGAGGAGATGCGTTCCGAGGTTAAAGACGGAATGGGCGAGTTCTCTAGCCGTCTGGACCAGGTCGAAGCAAAGCAACGAAAACGACCAGAGACCGGTCTCGGTAACGAGGCTAACCTCTGGCGGTGGACGGACTACCTAACTGGAGTCCAGCGTAACGGCGACATTCCTAAAGGATTTACTCGCGACGCAGTCGAGGCGACTCGCGCTATCTTCGGAGAGACGGACACAAACGCTCCGGTTCCAACGGAGGTTATGTCTACGATCATCGAACCTCTTAAACAGGCTTCGACTATCGGTCAGGCTGGAGCGCGGTTCTTGGAAGGTTTGAGCGGGACAGTAAACATTCCGGTCGCTACCTCTCCAGAACTCGTCGACAGAGGGTCCGGAGGGTCCGGAGGGGATGACGATACCGCACAGATTCAAGACCAGACTGGGAGTCTAACCTTTACGAATGTAACTTTGAATGCTGCTTACTCCGGCGAGATGCTCCAGGTAGGTAGAGACCTGCTCCAACAGAATGTTCCTAGTGTCGAGCGGTATGTTAGGGAACAGATCCAGAAAGCCGCACAGAGGAACCTCGACGCGAGATGTTACACGGCTCTAAAAGCCGACCTCACCGCTAGCGACTCTGACGCGGTAGATGTAAACATGACTCGAACCATCTTGGAGACGGCTGTTAAAGCAATCGCCGCCGCCAACGGAGATGTTAATAACCTAACCTTTGTCTCCCACGCGAACATCGTTTACGATCTCGCGGCGGCGGCAGGAGTAGAGGGTCGCTCCTGGACGCAGTTCGCTTCACCGGCGGCAGTCGAGGCTATTACTGGAATCAAAATGATCGTGGACTCTGCGAACTTTACCGGAACGGACAACGACGGACAAGCGGTCCTCGGCGACTTCTCCGACTTCGTCGTAGGTCTGTTCGGTCAAGGAATCGAGATCGCGCAAAGCGAACACCACCTGTTCGACTACAACGCGGTCGCCTTCCGAGTAACTCTCGCTTGCGATGCTGCCGTCCTTCGGACTGGTAGTTTCTACGAGTGGGACGACCTGGATGTTACCTAAGCTGTAACGGGGAGGGGAGGCGGTCTTCGGGTCGCCTCTCCACCTCATCCCTAAAAAATAAAGACATGACGATCCTAGATGTAACGACGGCTAATGGTGTCCGGACCCTAAAGGGATGGGCGACGGACACGGATAGAGACGCTATCCTCGGCAACTTAATAGACAAGGTGTCCGCGAGAGTCGAGGGTCTCTGTGGAGGACGGCTTCTCTACAAGGAGGAGCGGACGGAATACTTCTCCCTTAAACCAGGCGAAGGACAGATCTTCCAACTCGCCGGTTTTCCCGTAGACACCTCGCAGACCTTTACCGTTAAGAGTGCGTTCGATAGGGACTGGTCGAATACGACCGCGCTATCTTCTAGCGAGTATTACCTAGACGCTACCGACGGAGTTCTCCATCTGGACCTCGCGGCTCTAGACTTCGGGACGCATACTCTCCAGGTCGTCTCTACTGGCGGTCTGGGAACCAGCGCATCGGACCTAAGCACAGAGTACTCCGACCTTACTAATGCCGCAAGGCAACAGGTCGCGTTCGAGTATGAGCAGAGACAGAGACTCGGCGTTCTAAGCGTCTCCGGACCAGACGGGTCCGCCTCTCTCCTCGCGGCGCATGAGATCCTCCCAGACTTGAAAGCCGCCATAGACAGGCTCAAACTGCGATACGCTGGTTAGGAGATATGTCTTCTAGGAATAACGCCGCCGTCCTTCGCCTAGAGAAGAAAGGTAAAAAACTAGAGGAAGGGCTTAAAAAAGGACTCCACCAGGGACTCGACGCATTCCACGCTCTATTCGTGGACAAGAGATTAACCGGTCGTCCTGGTCTAAAGGTTCGGACAGGGAACCTCCGTCGGTCCTTCCACCATAATATCCAAGGAAACACACTCTCGACGATAGTCGGACGATACGGAACCGATGTCCCTTACGCCGCTAAACATGAGGAAGGCGGGAAGATCACGCCGACGAATAAGAAGTTTCTAACCATCCCGCTAGAGGATAACCTAACTCCCGCCGGTGTTATGAGGATGGACGCTCCGACGGTTATTAACTCTTTCCCTTACCACGCCTTCATTCCTACAAGGAATCCTCCGAACCTCCTCCTCGTAGCGGGAGAATCCAAGGAGACCGCGAAGCCGTTTTTCGTTCTCGTTAAGTCCGTAAAGATCCCGAAGAGGCTGGAACTCTTTAAGACCTGGCGGAAGTTCTCCAAGGACGAGAACGGTCTTAAACACTACCTCCGGATCGGTGTCCAGGACGCTCTAAAAAGATGACCACTCTTAGCGTAACTCTGGCGAATGTCGAGGAGAAAAAGGTCCACCATGTCCAGTCCTCCGGACCGGAGCGAGGTCGCATCGTAACCGGACAACTAACTCCGGCGGAGGGTAGACAATGGGTTCTAACCTGGGATCTAGTAGGAGCGACCACCGTAACCGCCATCGAGACCGCCTTAACTGCGACCTTCGGTGGCGCGATGTCTATGGTCTGGACGGCTCCAGGAGAGACAGATCCGACGAGGGTAAGGTTCGCCGAAGGTGCGGAAGGCTACACTAAAGAACAGGTAACTCCTGGAACCTACCGAGTAACCGTAACCCTTAACGAATCCATCGAGAACCAGCCCGTCTAATGACCGCTAGAAACGACTGTTTAACGACGCTCCGGACCCAACTTAACGCCGGAGGCGGTGGTCGTATCGCCTATGAGATGGTCCAACGATACAGCCAGAACGCCGCACAGTTAGCGATCTCTCCCTTTATCCTTATCCATGAGGGTCGAGAATCCTACTCGGACAGAGCCATCCTGGGGAAAGTGGAGAGAAGGCTCGCCGTCGTCCTGGAGGCGTGGGAAGACTCCGATCCAGTCGCCGAGGACAGGTCTACGACCGCCGCCGACCTCCTCGCAGATATGGAGAAAGGAGTAACGGCGGACAGGACTCTAGGAGGATACGCGACCGATGTTAGACTAGTCGGTAACGAACTCTTCCTCGCAGACGAACAGTCGCCTCGCGTCGGAGCGTTCCTAGAGGTCGAGGTCTTCTACACTACTACAACCAGCTAAAAACATGGCTCAAAAATACAAAGTAAAGCAAGGACATACCGTCCAGATAGCCTCCGGAAGTCTTCCGGCGGGAACCGTCGTAGAGTTAGGAGACGACCCTTCTCTAGACCGGCAACTCGGAAAACTGGAACCGGTCTCGACTAAAAGCAAAAAAACCACCAAAAAAGAACAGGACTAAAACATGGCTAATCTATCATTTAAGAACGCGACCGTCGGAGTTATCTTAGAGACAACGGCTGGAACACTAGAGACGCAGACCACAGGCTCCTCTAATAACTTCGCCACCGATGTCTCCTATTCTGTCGAGACGGAGATCGTGGAGAGGAATCCCTTACGGGCTGGGGAGGTCATGCCTATGACTCCTTCCGTCGGTTCTTCCGTCGCGAATATGTCCGCGAATGTCGAGATCGTCCAGAAGGCGAAGACCGGCAGCAACGCAAATATTCCAGACTGCGACGCTCTTCTAAAGTCCTGCGGATTAGCTAGATCGGCGGAATCGTCTACCGGCTATATTTACACACCAGCGGTTCCGGCGGAGGGGACTCGTTACTCCGTATCCGTAAACCATGACGGCTCGCAGTATAACCTTAGCGGTGGACTGGGAACTCTAAGCCTTTCGGCGGAGATCGGACAGCCTTTAACCGCGTCTTGTAACTGGACAGGCTACGCCTCGACCGCGAACGCTTACACGGTTCAATCTCTCCTCGCTCCTACCTACGAAAGTAACCAGGCGGTCCAGTTTATTAACGCGACCTGTAAACTTTATGGAGGATCTACTGGAACAGACATCGACCTCCAGTCCTTTACCTTCGACCTGGGCGGAGACTTAGTTCTCCCTCCGTCCGCTCTGGACGCTTCCGGAACGCTCGACCGAGCCTACCTTAACGCCTACTCGCCGACGCTAACTCTCGAAGGTTACGCCGCCGACCACGGGACCAGAGACGAACTCTCTCGGCAGATCGCAGGAACGGTGAACGGAGTTTATATTAAACTCGGCTCGACAGATGGAGAGCAGATTATCATGGAGACCAACAACTCCAAGATTTCCTCCTTCTCGACCTCCGATAAGAACGGAGTCGTCGGTGTCTCTATTACGATGGCGATGGGTTCTAACGATACCTCCGGCTCGCCTCCGTTCTCGCTAACCTTTAGTTAAGATGTAAAGGTCTTAGGGAATTGTTTTTTGTGGTCGGCACTTACTCCGCCGATGGGTTTAGGGGGAGGACGGTTCGCTGTCCTCCTTCTTTTTTTGTATTCCGTTAAGGTTTACGCTAGGCTTCCCCAATGGTAATACCACTCGACCCAAGCCAAGAAAGAGACTTCATCGCAGAACAGGACCGAGACCTCGAAGCCGCCGAACAGACGGTCTTTAAGGTTCGCTCTCTAACCGCTACCGAGAGGAGTGTCGTCGAAGACAACGCCATCTCCCAGGGAGCGGACGGAGAACAGCGGCTCCGCTCTGGATCCATGCTCGTAGCGGCTCTACACCTCGGACTCGTAACCTGGGAGAACTTCCCGCCTGGAGGACCAGACTTGCCGTTCCGGTCTAAGGGACGCGGTCTCGGTCGGAAGGTGTCCGAGAAGACGCTCTCCGCCATCCCTCCGGACATCCGGCAGGAGATCGCCGCAGAGATTCTAAACGGCTCGACTCTATCCGAGGACGACGCAAAAAACTAAAGGCGGCGGTCCAGGCAGCTAGTGGGGAGATGACTCCCTGTGGAGCCTGTTCCGTCGTAGACGAGGACGGAGAACTAACCGAGGCGGCGAAGACCTTTCGCCGTCGGCGGGGATGCGATGGAGAACCGGCTATCCAGCCGATGACAAATGTCCCTTGCTCCTGCTCTCCAGGACCAGAGCGGTCGAACTGCTCTCGCTGTAATGGCTCCGGATGGGATCCTGTCCGCCTATGTCCTTACCGCTACGCTTTACCCGAATGGTCTCCGGTTCTAGGCGACTTGTTCCTGGCGTGGGAGAAGGGAATCCTCCCTGTCGCCGGAGGTTTACAGGCGCAGTCTGCGACTTTTAGGGACTCCTTGTTAATCTATGGACAGGAGACATCTCGGCTCATCCGCCAGTCGGAGAAGGCGCAAGCCGAGAAAATGAGACACTAATAAAAAATGGCTAACCAAGAAGTTCTAGGAATTAAGGTCGAGTTCGTGGACGCGGTTACTCGCGGTCTTCTTAAAACAGCGAACCTATCTAAGAGGGTCGCCATCTCCGGAGCGAAGATCGGCGCGGTATTCCTTAAGGCTGGAAAGCAACTAACGCGAGCCTTCGCCGGAGCCGGAAGAATGGTCGGCGGCTTTATCGTCGTAGTAAACCAGTTACTCGGAATCGCTGGAAAGATGTTCCGAGGGTTCGTCTCTATGGCGAACGCGGTCTGGAGTTTTATTAAGGCTGGGGCAGAGATGGAGCGGGTAAACGCTCGACTCGCGAACACGGTAGCGAGCGTCGGACATGAGTCCGGAATAACGACGAAGGCAATGGAGTTATGGTCTAGGGAGATCTCCGCCGCTACTGGATCGAGTCGTCTTCTTATTAAAGAGGGACAGGCTATCCTCGCGACCTTTACACAGGTCGGACCTGGAGTCTTTAAGGATGCGACGGAGGTTCTCGTCGATATGTCGGAGCAGGGCTTCGGCGGGATGAAGGAGAACGCTATCCGTCTGGGCAAGGCTCTAAACGATCCCATCCTCGGCGTAACGGCTCTCCGAGAGGTCGGAACAAGTTTCACTCCTGCGGCGGTCGCCTTTGTTAAGGCTCTCGTCCAGGAGAATAAGGTTCTAGAGGCGCAGTCCTTTATTCTAAAACAGGTCAAGAAGGAACTAGGCGGAGCGGCGCGAGCAATGAAGAACACGCTCCTCGGTCGAGTGAACTCTCTTCGGACCGCGT